AGATATTATTATCTATTTAGAAAAAAAAGGTTTTATATTATCTGAAAAAAAGAATAATAACCTTAAAACAACCGAAATGTTGGAGAGGTTTATACAACTACTTAACGACATTACTAAAAGAGATACTTTATATGAAAAAATAGAAGAGCTTTATAATTAGTAATTATGACAAGAGACGAAAGACAAGAAATCAATATCGTTAAAATACGTGATGATATTGTTAGTAAACATAAAGCTACTTTGTTAGCCGTAACAGGTTATGGTAAAACTAGAGTAGCTTTGAAAATCATACAAAAAGCAAAGACTAAGAATCCAAATATTAAGTTTCAAATTATTGTACCTACGGATTTATTACGTACACAATGGAAAAGTGAAGTAGATTGTCCAGTAGATACTTGGCAATCTTTATATAAATCTAAACCTATACATGTTGATTTTTTAATCATAGATGAAGTTCATTTATTGATTAATACTGAAGAATATATCAGAGTTCTTAAAGTATTTGCATCTTCTAAAATGATTGCATTAACTGCCACTTTAGATGAAACACATTATAAAGCTATGGAAAAATATGGATTTCCTATTAGTGATATAGTTACTAGAGAAGAAGCTGAACAAAACAACTGGATTAATACCCGTAAAGAATACAATGTCAAAATTCATCTTGATTATTTAACTTCTAAAAACTTAATGCGTATCGAAACAAATCTACGAGATACATTGTTATATTTAGACCCTAAAATAGAAGATTTTGAAGAAGCTCAAAAACAAAAGTGGAGATATGGTCAGTTTAAAAATCTTCGTCAGTTAAATACAGTTAAGTTTATAGGTTATCGCAGTTTAAACGAAGGTATTATTTATATAGGTGATAACAATCCTGAAACTGTTTTACTTAAACACTATGAACAAATTAAGTTTTACAAATCAGGAGAAAAAAAAGGTCAACCTTACAAAGTAATGGTTTCTCCAGCATTAGAGCGTTTAGCTGCGCTACGTAATGTTCCTGTAGGTACATTAAAAAAAGCAATTGCGGATGTTTATTCATTACAAGCTGCTAAGACAAAGTTAGTAAATAACAATACACAACGCTTAAAAGTGTTAAGACGTATTGTTGAATTACATCCTGAAGAGCATAAAATTAACTTTACAATGTCACAAAATTTTGCAGATTTAATTACCGAAAAAATTGGTGGGCTTAGTCATCATAGTGGTCTTTCAGTTAAACAACGAAAGATAAATGCAAAATTGTTTGATGAAGGTGAGGCAAGCTGTAATATGCTAAATTCAGTAAGTACTGCGAAAGAAGGAGCTGATTTTAAAAAAGCTAGAATTTCAATTCATCATGGTTATAATACAAAACAATATCAAAAAGTACAGAAAGATGGAAGAGTAGTTCGACAAAGAGATGAATTGTTAGATAAAAGTATAGTATATAATTTATACATGGCATATCATCCACAAGTAAATAACGGTGAATCAACGTATGAATTAAAATTTCTTAACATATTACAAAAAAACAATAAAGAAAGTCCAATATGGTTAGAGGAGAAAGACCTGATGGGGTAATAGAAATGACAGTTTCTGAAATACGACAAAGAGCGTTAGAAGATAATACTAAAGCTGATGTAGAAGTTATTACACAATTTAAATTAACTTCTCAACAGTTGCTTTTTGTTAAGTTTATTTGGTTAAAACTGACAGAAAGTTTATATTGTTATCTTGATATAAGTGTTTTTGATGAAAATATTAAAAATAAGATTAGCAGAGAAGAAATAAATGAGATGTATGAAAAAGGATTGTTATTAAATCGTTGGGAAAAAGAAGATAACTTTCCTGATTTGATTGAGTTATCTGAAGAGTTTGCGATTCACTTATCTAAAATTTATGGTTTTAAAGAAGACCAGATAGAAAAAGTAAATAAACAACGTAAACGTTATTATCAAATAGCTTTAGAGTTTTGGGAAGCGTATCCTAAAATTATAGAAACATCTACTGGAGATTTTAACGCTAAACGTTTAAGTAAGGGTTTTAGATATAAAGGAGAGTTGTATTACGAACGTAATGACTTATTTAGTATTTATCTTCAACAAATAAATTACAATGAAGAATTACATAAAGAGATTATCAATAATTTAAAAAATCCTGAAATACGTAAGACATTTGGATTTACGTTAATTGGTGATTTTGTAGTTGATGCTGCTTGGGAATCCTTTGAAAATAAACAAAATGTTAACTGGTTAGGTATGTCGAATGAATGAAGTAGATAAATTATATCAAAAGCTTTTAAAAGCTAAACAAGATAGACTTGATGGTATACACCATTCAATACCTTTTAATATTCCAGGTTTACAGGAAAAATTATATGGTATTCGTAAAGGTTTTCAGTATATTGTTACAGCCGGTTCAGGTATTGGAAAAACTCAATTTACTAAAGCGGCTTTTGTTTTTAACGCTATACGCTTTGCTAAAGAACATAATATAGATTTAAAAATATATTATTTTGCTTTAGAAGAAAGTAAAGACCAATTTATTTTATCTACAATAAGTGCAACCGTAAAAAAAGAAACTAATTTAGAAATAAGTCTTGCAGAATTGCAATCGTTAGGTGATAAAATATTATCTGATACTAACATTCAGGTTATATCTAAATATCTACCTTATGTAAAAGACATTTATTCTAAAGTTGTTATTTTAGATACGTTGTATGAACCTTCTGAAATGGTAAGTTATGTCACTACTGATTTGTTAAGTAAAGGAAAATTAATAGAAGAAGTTGATGAAGAAGGTGAAAAAGTTTTTAGATACCATCCGCATAATCCGTATGAGTTTAATCTCGTAGTAGTAGACCATATTGGTTTAATGAGTGATGAAAATAATGCTTGGAATAGAATATCGTCATGGTCAAAAGAGTATTGTTTAAAAATACTAAAAAAACAGTTTAACTGTGCTGTAATTAATATTCAACAACAGTCTGGTGAAAAGTTAAAAGCCCAATATGATATGAAAGGTAAACCAGTAGTAGAAAAAATGATACCTTCTTTAGATGGTTTAGCAGATAATAAAACTACTTATCACGATGCTGATGTAGTAATAGGTGTGTTTGACCCTTTCGTATATCAAATAGAAAGTATGGAAGGTTTTAACATTCCTTCTATGGGAGGTTACTTTCGTTCTTTACACATTATTAAAAATCGATTTGGGAGTATCGGTTCTATTGGAACTTATTATAACGGTTCTACAAATACATTTAAACAATTACCAATCGCTAGTAAATTAACTCCACAAGATTATGTTAAAATTAGACAAGGTATATACCTATAACAAAGTAAAAAATGATTGAATTACCAACAACGCCTATTGAGGCAATACAGAAAGACCCTAGATTTATTATTTTATTCGGTAAACCCAAATGTGGTAAAACTACTATCGCATCATTGTTACCAAATAATTTATTAATAGATTTAGAAGATGGTTCAGATTTTGTATCAGGTATGAAAGTTAAAGCAACAACAGTAGAATCTTTAAGAGATATTATCATAGCGTTGCAAAAAAGTGAACACCAATATGATTTTATCACACTCGATACTGCCACAATATTAGAAGATGTTATTCTTCCTTTAGCTAACCAGTTATACCGAGCAACACCTATGGGTAAATCTTGGGAAATTGATAAAAAAACAGGTTTACCAAATCCTAATGCAGACGTTAAAACGTTACCGCAAGGTGGTGGTTATCTTTATGTCAGAGAAGCGTATAAAAAAATAATTAATTCTTTTACTCCTTATCCTAAAAAAGCTTTAATATTGTTAGGTCACTCCGCTGATAAATTAATTGACAAAGATGGAAAAGAATTATCAACTATGGAAATTGATTTAACAGGTAAACTTAAACGTTTAATTCCTGCAAAAGCAGATGCATTAGGTTATGTATATCGTAAAAAAAATAAAACTATTATTAGTTTTGAAGGTGGTGATAATACGGTTGTTGAAGCAAGACCTGAACACTTAAGAGGTAAGTCTATTATCGTTGCTGAATCTGACGAAGATAATAAAATCACTGCTCATTGGGAACGTATTTTTACATCTTTACTATAAACATTTTAATTTTTTAAAAACAATGGAAATCATCACAAGTAATAACTCCAGAAAAACAAAAAAAACAAGACCAAGTGATTATTTAATTAGAATTAAATACGATTCTAAAAAAGCTTTATATCACAACACCATCAAAGCAAAGTTTGATGAGAAATATAGTTTTCTAATTCAAGATTCAGGTAAAATTTATATTGCCGCAATCAGAGAAAGAGAAGCGTTACTCTCTGATATGCAAAATAACTTTAGAACGCATACTGTACCTAAAATGAAAGACGGTAATCACGAAGTATTAAGAAGTGATTTAGTCGATTTGATTGGACGCTATATTCATATTAACACTAACAATTTTGATGTGAAGGATTGCGATGTTCAAAAAACAATTGAGTTACGTAAATCAGCAGCAAGTAGTGGTCTTAAAGGTGCAGAATATTTAGAATTTTATGAAATCGTACCTGCTAAAGTTGTACCTATTGTAGCTAAGAAAAAATCAGGTACTCTTGGTTTAAATACGGTAAAAGACGATTTTGAAGAAGTTAATAACGAAGTTAAATCAGTAGAGGAAACTGTAAAAAGTAACTAAAAAACAAATTTTTAAAAAGAGTAAAGTTGTTTATGTTTGAACCTCTTTACTCTTTTTTATTTTTCAATATTTTAATTCATTTATAAAAACAAAAAGTATGTTAGTAGGAAAAAAACCATCAAGTAACGGAACAAAAGTTTTAGGTTTATCTAATTCTCAAATTGCATTTTTCAATCCCACAAAAGAAGAGTTAAACGACAACGGTATAATGATTCAGAAAGACCCTGAATATGATGGGGTTGATATTTATAACGACGGAAATAAGTTTCAAATTTTGTCGTTTTGGTTAAAAGATTCTATTCAAATAGGAGATACTACTAAAGAAATTTTTAACAATTTAAGAATATCAGTATCTAATAGAATAGAATATCTAGGTAAAGAACGACAAACTGTTCGTATTATGAACGCTGAATTTAAAGATGCAATTCGTTCTATCGGTACTGGTAAAAAATATTCTACAGTTGAAGAAGCTATCACCGCTATGCAAAATAACCCTAATATGGGTTGGTTCACAAATGCATCACCTTTGTACGCTGCTAGAGAAGGTGAGTTAATGATGTATAAATTTATGACACGTTGGTTAAACTTAGAACCTAATGTGTTATTTGAAGCTTTAGATTTTGATTCTATTGCTGAAGGAGAAGTTACAATTTTTAAAGATACTGTTAACAATCCTGTTAATGCAGATTGTAGAGTTAGAGTTTTATTTTATATTAATGATTCAGGTTATCCAACTGTTTATAATCAAGAGTTTTGGAAAGGTGGTACATTAACTGATAGGGCTTATGATTATATTGCTGATTTTGTAATGAAAGAAAGTCAAGATGGAAATCAATACAATTTACCTAGAGGTACTTATACCACACCTAACGGTTTATCTATTCCTAGAACTTTGATTGAGTATCGTGAAAGTGACTATGGGTCTGATTTTAAAATTAGTGACATCAAAGATACACCCGCAGTAATACAAACAGATAATTCTGAATTACCGTTTTAAATTACAAAAGCATCTGTAGAAATACAGATGCTTTCTTTTTAATTCTTTAAAATAAACAGTATGGTAAGTGTATTTATAAACCGATTTTCTAATACTAAGATAACAGATGTTAATTTAGAAATAGTTCTTAACAACATTAAAAATCCAAGTGAAAGAATATCTAAAAGAATCGATTTAATCCGAGAAAAATATAATAAAGGATTAAATTATGAGAATCTTAAAGCTAACTTACCAGTAATTACATGGGCAGGTACTTTCTCTTCTAAAAAGACAAGTGGTTTAATTAAACCTTCAAATTTATTGTATGTAGATGTAGATGAAAAAATTGATGCTACTAAGCTTCCTTATGTTAGAGCTTATTGGAAATCAGTTACCGAAAGAGGTTTAGGTATATTAGTTGCTTGCAATCACATTACCGTAAATAATTATAAACCAACGTATTTGAAATACGCTGATATTCTTAAACAACAAGGTGTTTTTGTAGATACTAGTGTTTCTAATATCAGTCGAAACAATGTAATGTCTAAAGATGAAAACCTGTTTTATAATCCTAAATCTGAAATACTAATTTGTGCTAAAGATATTCAACCACCAGTACTAGAAAAAAGAGTAGGGAAAGTTAAAAATTATATTAAAACTTGTGATAATATTTTATTTTATGTTTTGAAGAAATACGGCATATATCAAAAAGGTAATCGTCATAATGTGATGATTCAATTTATTATGAGAGCACAAATGTCTAATATCTCTAAATCACAGGCAATGACTTATTTAATTTCTAAAAACCTAACTAATGATTTACAATATCATATCGATTATATTTATGATAGAAAAGGTTTTGAAGGTGTTTCATTTATTGATTTTTCATTAAATAAAGGAAAGATATGACAAGAGAAGAATATTTTGAAGATGTTTCACGAATAAATTCATCAAAAATTAAAAATTTTGTGGAATATTATATTAGAGGTACTGGTCACTTGTATCAAGAGAAGACCACTCCGAGTACTGAAGCTTTGCGATTTGGTTCTTTATTACACGAATGTTTAGAACAACCTATTTTAGTAGAAGCTTTACAAGCAGTAGAGTTACCCTTATCGTCTAGTAAAGCAGATGTTGTAAGAGGTAAATACACAATAGAATCTTATGTAAACGCTTTTGATAACTTAGCTACTAAAGCTTATAAAATGGGTGATAAATCTTTATTACCTAAAATAGAAAAAGCCATTGATAAAATAAAAGAAGAGGTTATTGAAATTGATAATCAAATAAATAAAATAAGAGAATCTGGCAGATACCCTATAACTAATTTAGAGTTTTCAAAGCCAATAGAAACAATTAACAATATTAAATTATTATACAATCATTTATGGCAAGATGAAAAATTAAAAGAATTGTTTAATAAAGCAATTTTTGTTAACCGTGAAGTAATAGAATTAGTTACTTGTCCAAAAACAGATAAACTAATTAAAATAATGATTGATGTAGTATTAATTAATAGAGATGAACACATTTTAATAGATTATAAGTCATTTCGTTCTGAAAATTTACCTTCTTTTATACGTCAATGGAATAATATATATCAAGCTGCTTTATACGCTTATGCGTACCATTTGAAATACAAAGTATCTTACGATAAGATAAACTTTTATTTTTTCGGTGTGCATAAAAAATATAAATCAGTAGAGCGATATAAAGTTACAGGAAGTATACTTGAAAGTATTATACATTCTTCATTCTATTATTTAAACAACTTATCTCGAAGTTCTACTGACATTATTGTTTTAAAAGCTTCAGATAAAACAGAACAAGACCGTTATCCTAGTCTTATTGAATTATTAACTAATATTAAATGAATAGTAAAAACAAAACAAAAAATGAAAAGATACGAGATACGTTAATTCAAAATGATAAATTTAAATTTAACATTATTGAATTAGCTAGAATACACGAAACATCTCAGAAAAATATCAAATGTATCGCAATACGGTTAAAACAAGAAGGAAAAAAGATATTTTTAAGTTGTTTATTTCTCTTAATCTTTTTTAATATAGAAGCCCAGACATATAAAATTAAAGAGTTAGCGTTCGATACTACGCTAACAGTCAAGGTTTTATATGATTATCAATTCGTTGAAGTAGAAGATTGCAGTTTCACCAGATATGACAACAAAATGATTGTTCAATTTCAAGAAATTTCTTTTTTCTTTGAGGTAGATAGTATCGTAGTCTCTTACCACGTAGAAGAAATTGAAGGTTTTCGTTGTCAAATAAATAAATTTTATGTAACTGATGACGATGGTTATAAAGTAGATGCTTATGAATATATTTTTACAGATGAGGGAAAACCTTTTGAAAGAATATTTTTATTACTTTGTAAAGCTACACCAATGTTACCAAAACGAAGTTACGCTTTTAAATTAAAACAATAATGGATACAACAACCTTAAAACAAATCGTATGGGTTTCACCTAAAGAAGATTTAAGTAATTCTTTTCGCAAAGATATGTTACTTAGGGTTGAAGATGTAATTGTTATAAATTTAGATGGTGATGAAGCTATAGTTATAAGACTAAAAGGTTCACGTATCGCTTATGACATTAATCAATTTATTATTCATTTTAATTTAATAAGAGAAAATTGAAAAAACCAACAGATGAACAATTGAAAGCGTTAGAACCAGAATTTACATTTAAAGATTCTGACGGAGCTTTTTATCAGTTAATAGGTAATAAAGTATTTTTAAAGCCACCTAATGCGTTAACAGATAGAGTAATCGGTACACTTGTAATATCTAAAAAAAATAACCGAGAGTTTCTTATTTTTATGAAAAAAGACTTAGAAAAGTTTAAACATCAAAAAACAAATTCTTGGTCTGTACCTTATGCTTTAGTTGTTAAAGTAGATGGTATTATGGTAATAAGCGATGAAGGGAGATATAAAATTTTAAAAAAAGATGCTTTAGAACAAGGACAAATTTTGTATTTTTCAAAAAATACGGAAAAAAAATTGTATATACCGGCGAATAAAACGCAATGGAGTAATCGAAGAGGGTCTTTTTATTTTGAACCCGTATAAACATAAAAAATAAACAAATTAAAAAACTCTAAAAAGTGATAAATAAAGATAAAAAATCTTTGCTAAAAATTAAGAATGAAATGGTTAAGAAGAATTAAAAAAAAAGAATGATTACATCAGTGAAACTAAAAAAATTAAAATAATGATACTAGTACTTTTGTTTGCTTACTTGATATTGTTTTTAGATTTTGTTTTTGTATTTAAAACAAAAAAGAATATCTACACAATACATTATCAAGGAATTGTTTGGCTTTTAATTGACCTTTACAAAAAAGAACCTACTTTCTGGTTTAAAATAATTAAGAGCCGTTAAAAATTAACGTCTGAGTTGTGAAAAAAGAGTTACATTTGTGACTCTTGTTATTTAAAATTTTAACTTTATCAAAATGATTAATAAATTAAGAAACTATTATAAGCCTTTTGAATATCAATGGTCTTATGATTATTACAGATTACAACAATCTGTTCATTGGACAAAAGACGAAATTAAATTATCTGAAGACTTAAAAAATTGGTCGCAAGATTTAACACTGACAGAAAAAGAAGTAATAGGTGGTATTCTTAAAGGTTTCGTTCAAGCTGAAGTTCTTGTAGGTGACTACTGGCGGAAAGTAGCAGAATGGTTTCCAAAGCCTGAAATACAAATGATGGCAGCCACCTTTTCGTATTTTGAAGGAATACATATTGATTCTTATTCTATGTTAAATGAAGAATTAGGATTAGCCGATTATAAAGCTTTTGTGCAAGATGAACATACAAAATCAAAATTAGATTATCTTATAGACACTAAATCTGAAAGTATTGAAGAGATTGCAAAATCATTAGCTATTTTTTCAGCATTTACAGAAGGTGTATTAATCTTTAGTTCTTTTGCAGTACTTCTTTCTTTTCAAAAAGAAAATTTATTAAAAGGTGTAGGACAAATAGTTTCATATTCTATAAGAGATGAAGACCTTCACAGCAAAGGAGGTATTCAACTATTTAATACTTTATGTGAAGAAACAAAAGGATTAAAAGAACGGTGTGAAAAAGATATTCTTATTGCTGCAAATATAGTATATGAGTTAGAAACGTCTTTTATTGATTCTATATTCAACGGATTTAACGAAATAAGAACTATTAATAAAAACGATTTAAAGAATTTTGTAGCTTTTCGGATTAATCTAAAACTTAATGAAATAGGTTATTCACCAATAATGAATGTGAATAAAGAAGCTGTTCATAGAATGTCTTGGTTTGATTCATTAAGCAGAGGTAGAGAGTTTGGAGACTTTTTTGCCACACGTGTTACAGAGTATACTAAAACTGAGTTTGAAGCAAACGATTTATTTTAATATGGAAAACTGGATTAAAGGAATAGATTATCCTGAATGGATGGTTGAAGAAGGTTTAAAAACACTTAAAAAACAACACCTTCTTGAAAATGAAACCCCCCGTCAGATGTATGTTCGTATTGTAGATACATTATCTGACAAACTGTATGATATGTTTAGAAAGCAAGGTAAACTATCAGCATCTGAATCAAAACTAAGAACCAAAAAAGTTAAATCAACATGGTTTGATTACTTATGGAAAGGTTGGTTATCTCCTTCAACACCTATTTTATCTAACCTTGGTTCAAATAAAGGTTTTACAATTAGTTGCTTTGTTGCTAAGACTCCAGATAATTTAAAAGGAATATATAACACACTTAAAGAAACTGCTTTACTTACTAAATATGGTGGTGGTGTTGGGATTACTTTTGAAAAAGTCAGAGGAAGAGGAGAAGTTATAAGTAAAGGTGGCTTTACAGAAGGCGTTGTTCCTTTCATTAAAGTATTTGATAGTGCTGTAGTGGCTACTGCACAAGGTGGTACAAGGAGAGGTGCATTTTCAATAAATCTCCCCATTAGGCATAAAGACATTAATGAATTTTTAAAAATAAGATTACCAGAAGGAGATGTAAATCGTCAGTGTCTCAACATTAATCATTGTGTAACAATCGATGATTTTTTCATGGAAGATATTATCAATGGAAATACAGAAGCTAGAAACACCTACGCTAAAATACTATCCACACGTATGAAAACAGGTCAACCTTATATTATGTATTATCATAATGTTCATAATCAAAGACCTGACGATATGAAAAAACGTAATCTTAAAGTAAACGGAACGAATATCTGCTGTTTAGCTGGTAGTACAGAAGTTCTTACTAAAGAAGGTGTTTTTAAAATCAAAGATTTAGTAGGTAAAGAGGTTACTATTTTTGATGGTAATGATTGGGTAAAATGTAATAATTTTAAATCTTTTGGTGAAGATGAAGTTATTAGAGTACATTTTAAAAATGGTAGTTATGTGGACGCTAATAAAAATCATAGATGGTTTGCAGCTAAATCTTATGAAGATATTAGAAGAAATAAATACTATGAAACATTTACATCTGATTTGAAAGTAGGAATGTGGCTTGAAAGTAACTTTAAAAGTTATTTCGGTTCAGAAAGTATGAGAGGTGCTTATATAAAAGGTTTTTTACTTGGTGACGGTACATCACATAGTAACAGACCTTTGTTAAACGTACATTTTACAAAGTACGCATGTTTAAAAAGGTTAATAGAATCGGTAAAAGAGTTAAAACAAAATGAAATTATTAATTCAAATACTATTTTAGACTTTTCGTTCTCAGATGAAGTAATTAATACACCACAATTGGGTAAGCAAAGATTTAAACGATTAAAGGGTTTAACATCAGTAAGTAACGAATTACTTAGTTATTGTAAAGACTATAAACAAAACTTACCTGATTTTACAAATTTAAATGAAAAAGATAAGTTAATGTTACTAAGTGGAATATTAGATGCTGACGGTACTTATAGCAAGGGTATTCAAATTTCATCAGTTCACGAAAAGTTTATAAAATCTTTACAGTCTTTAATATTTTCTATAGGTTATTCTTCTAACTTTGATATTTGTAAACATGAAGGTAGAACTACTGTTTATAGATTGAGTATTGGAAGTTATGATTCTTTTGAGTTATTTGATAAATTGTTTTGCGTAAGATTAAAAAAACCATCAGTAAAGCCAAATAGAAGATTAACAGATTATAAAAAAATTACTAAAATAGAATATTTAAAAAATAAAGAAGAAGTATTTTGTCCTACTATACCTACTACAGGTAAGTTTCTTTTAAGTAATGGAGTATTAACAGGTAATAGCGAGATTTTATCATATCATGATTATGAACACACTGTTGTTTGTGATTTAGCTTCTGTAAACATTGCTAAATATGACGAATGGAAAAATGACAATGATTTTATAGAGCACGCTTTGTTGTTTTTAGATGTTAACTTGCAAGAATTTATAGAGAATGCAAAAAATGTAGAAGGTTTTGAAAACGCCGTTCGTTTTGCAGAAAAGAGTAGATTGTTAGGTTTGGGTTGGTTAGGATTTCATGCTTATCTGCAACAGAACAATATTCCTTTTATTTCTTTCGCTACTAAAAACTTAATTAAAGCAATAGGTAGTAAATTAAAAAAAGAAGGTGATGTTTACAATAAAAAATATGGTAAATTACTGGGTGCGCCTGAATGGTGTGATACAAATAGAAATTTATGTTTATTTGCTATTGCTCCAACAACTACTACAAGTTTAGTTATGGGAGGGGTTTCACAAGGAATAGAACCTATTATAGCAAATGCTTTTATTCAAAAAAGCTCTAAAGGTACTTTTATACGTAGAAATAAAAACTTTGAAAAGTTAATTCGAGAAAAGTATCCTGAAAAAGATACTCCTGAATTTTGGAATACTATAGAAACAACGTATAAAGGTTCTGTTCAACATTGTGAATTTTTAACTGATTTGGAAAAAGAGGTTTATCTTACAGCTTATGAAATAAATCAATTAGAACTTGTTAAACAAGCTGCCATAATGCAACAATATGTAGATCAAGGAATTAGCTTAAATTTATTTTTTCCTTCTGATGTAGAAGGTAAATGGTTATCTAATGTTCATTTAGAAGCTTGGAAACAAGGTTTAAAAACATTATACTATTTAAGAACTGAATCAATTGCTTCAAGAAATATGAACAGTAGTACTTTTAATGATTGCTATTATTGTGAAGGATAACTACAGATATTATCACTTGATATAAAGTAAAAAAAAATTATTAACAGGATTTAACAAAAGCGGTATCTTTCAGGTATCGCTTTTATATGACGGAGCGTAAAACCCACCCATCGGAACGTGGGGGGGTAGTTCACAAAAAAGCAATACTCCTGCGATATACGGGAGTATTGCGGTTATGAGTAAGCATTCTTGCAAACACGCTATACAACTATTTCAGTCATGATAATTCTAAGGAATTTGAAAACAAAAAACTTCCGAATTGTAAAAACTGATATTGTTCGGTATTTGTGCTCTTAAATGAGCGGTAATGTTTTGTATATGGTGTGTAGCCGAACACCTAAAACTTGGCTATAAAATAGATGTTTAATCGGTTATACACTATATATTGTGTTAGCCATAATATAACTTATTATGATAGATGTTTTTGACAAAATAAAGGAATTGCTTGTTTTTGAATCAGATGATGATTTTTACTACTTGCAAATTCTTCAACGAAAAAAAGAGAATCCGCAATTGGGTTCAAATAGTAGAGTTATTAAAAACTATTACATAGGGAGTATTGAATACCTTGAAAGCAAATACGATGAAATAAAAGAATTGTGCAATCAATTTAATGCAAGGGCGATGCTTAGATTAAATAAAAGGTCTTACAGTAACGTTGCATTTAAAACAATGCAAAACATAGCTAATTCAATGGCAAATGGCGAATATTCTTTTATCAAAAAATCATACGATAGGGCTTGCGGAAATGGACACAACGACAAAAACAAGACTTGGATAATAGATATTGATGGGGATTTTGATGATGAGTGGCTTTTAGAAATGATACACTTTATTGATAATTGTAATCCTGAAGGCAATAAATTAGTGACTCAACTACCAACTAAAAATGGCATTCATCTGATAACAAAACCTTTTGATTTGCGAAATTTCAAAAACAATTATCCCGACATTGACATTCATAAGGATAACCCAATTAATTTACACATACCTTAAACATAAAAAATAGAATAATCGTTTTCTTGTCATCAAGAAAACGATTATTTAAAACATTATTAATAAAACTTAAAATTATATTTACATCAAATTATTAAACAAGCAATTCACATTGAGAATAACAAAAAAGTAAATTTTTTACAATATGATAAAAGTATTAATTGGATCTAGCGGTTGTGGTAAGTCTACACTAGCTAAAAATATAGCTACTGATAACACTATTATTTTAAGTCGAGATAAAGCTCGTGAAATGTTATTTGGCTATACAGAAAAATCAGTTCATAAATATTACGAAAAAGAAAATTTAAAAGATTGTGAAAAAACTGTCACAGACTTTATTAATCGTAACATTGAACAATATCTTGATAAGGGGTATGACATTATTTTAGACAATACTCATTTAAAAATAGAATATCTTAATCAAATTATTAGACGATTCTTTTATACAAATATCTCTTTTGTTGACGTACCTAAAACAATGAATACAACGTTACATGATTGTATTGAAAATGATAAAAAAAGAACTCGTCAAGTAGGAGAAAAAGTTATTAGAAATCAATGGAAAGAGTATGAAACCTTATGTAAATCTTTTGATTTTAAAAGTTATGCATATAATCCTAAACCGATTATACAAAATCCTATCTTACCTGAATCGGTTATATTCGATATAGATGGTACTTTAGCCTATAAGGGTGAAAGAAGTGCTTACGATTGGAAATCAGTAGGTAATGATTCTTTGAATAATTATGTAGCCAATGTCTTATTTGCTTTAAAAGAAGAGTATAAAATTATTATATGTTCTGGTAGAGATTCTATTTGTCGTAAAAAAACTATTAAATGGTTAAAGTTTCACAATATTCCTTACGAACTATTGTTAATGCGCCCTCAAGGTTCTTACCTTCCCGATTGGAAAGTTAAAGAATCTATGTGGAGAGAATTAGTTAAAAAGTATTACATTACTTGTATGTTTGATGATAGAAACCAAGTTGTTAATCATGCAAGAAGATTTGGATTTAAAGTAATGCAAGTAAATAAAGGTGATTTTTAAAAAGTAAATTAAACATTAAACATTAAACATTAAACATTATGAATTTTAAAGTTGTATTTAGACCTCAAACAGGTCGTTTAGTAGAACTACTTTCACCAGAAGGTGTATCAGTAGTAAAAGAAGTGAGAAAACAATTAAATCTTTCTCACTTAAATCCAAAATTAATAATACCGGAACGTAAAAGAGAAACCGTAGTAATTATTGAAGTACCTTATGAAGTGGCAGAAAACCTTTCTTCACACTTTGAAAATAAAAACGAGATTGAAGTAACTGTAAATGAAAACGGATTTAATTTATTTACCTATTATAAAATAGATACTAAAGTTAATTTAGAAAACAGTGCAATAGAATCTGTTAAAGTGTCTTGGACTATGGATAAAGATTTTATTTTATCTTCTTGGATACAAAGTGGTGCACCTTTAAACTGGACAATTGAAGAAATTTAAAAAACAATGAAAGAAATAGACAACGTATTTAATTGGTTAAAACTTGCAGGTACAAAAGCAGTGCCTTTTAATCCTGCAATACAAGCTTCTCAAGACACTTTTAATCTTTGGGTAAGTCTTATACAAGAAGAATTAGATGAAGCTGTACAAGCTTTTAAAGAAGCTAATCTTGAAGATTATAAAGATGCTATTGCAGATTTGTTTTGGGTAATTCATAATAGTCCAGTAATGTTTGATATAGAAGATTCTTACAAAGAAAAACTAATAAATGTAGGAAAATCTAACTATACAAAATTTACTCAAAATAAAACGATTGCTGAAGATACTGTTTTAGCATATCAACTAGGAAAACACCCTAACAAGTTAGGAGGATCAATTGATGCTTACTATCAACAAGTAGGTAATTATTTCATTATCCGAAGGAAAAGTGATAACAAGATTTTAAAAAGTTTGCAGTATAAAGAACCTGATGAGTTTAAAGAGTTATGAAAGTAGAATTATTAAAAGTCTTTGGGAATGATACCATGGTATGTGATGTCGCTCGTGTGTCGTATTTAAAAAGTGCAGATAATTATTCTAAACTCGCTAACGATAAACTGATTAAATATCTTGCAGAACACAATCATTGGAGTGTTTTTGCTCATGCACAACTTCAATATAGATTAGAAATTCCAATATATGTTGAAAGACAGATTGTTAAAACTCAATCTGGCGTAATTTACAACAGTGTGTCAGGCAGATATGTAGATTTTAGCGATACTTATACAACTATTAAGGAATGGAGAAAACAATCTAAATCTAGTAAACAAGGAAGTGAAGGGGTAGTAGAATACCAAGCTCAATGTACAGCTATTGAAGAAGCAGTTATTAATCATTGTAAAGATGCTTATAAAATGTTAATTGAAAAAGGAGTGTCTAAAGAACAAGCGAGAACTATTCTTCCCCTTAATCTCAATACCACAATGATATGGACAGGTAGTTTATATGCTTTTATTAGATTGTGTAAGCAAAGGTTAAAACCAGATGCACAATTTGAAACAACTTTAGTATGTAACGAAATGCTAAAACAATTAGAAAACTATTCTAATCATCCTTTTCAACAAAGTTTAAAAGTTTTTAATTTAAAATCTTTAGACTTTTAAATAAAAAATAATTTTATTACCGTAAAAAATGCAAATACAAAAACGGGAACTTTGAATCAGCTTGTAAAAGCTATTTAAGGTTTATTGGTTACGCAATGTTTCCTTTATGGAGTTATTTGAATTTACAAGAATTTGTAAATAAAAATAATGAAGAAATTACTCCATTATAAGGAGCTGATTTATTAAAAAATTTTAAAGACTTCGTATTTATCAGAAATGATTTAAGAAGCCTTTAAAAAATGTTAAATGCAGGTTTTAAATTGAAAAAAAATGAATAATATAAGAGAAAAAGTAAAAGAAGTTCAAGATTATTTTGTAATGCGTTTAAAAAAAGGTGAATATGAAGTAATCGAGACAAATGCTTACACAAAGAAAGTAAAAATAGATGGTTAT